ACCCAAGCCTGTCTTGGGCGTCCGGGACCTTGCCCAGCCGCCCAAGACAGGCTTGGGTGCGGATCTTTGAGCAATTACGAATTGGTTCAATGTCCAGTAGTCAGGCTAGCATCCTTTCAAAAGATAGTGACAGCCTAATTCCCGAAAAAAAAATTATCGCAGCTCCAATTTTCTATTCTTACAAGTCACTAAACAGTCCCCTTTTCGAAAATAACGGTATTTTAACGGTCGCATCTTGTATCGGACTTACACCACGACTTATAAGCTCTATGATAAAAAATCCAGATAGATATTATCGGATTTTTGATATGCGTAAAAAGAGCGGTGGTGTTAGAAAAATATCAGCACCACGAAAATTCATGAAGGTAACACAGTACTGGATAAATGATTATTTTTTGAATAGGCTAAATATTCACTCTTCATGTTTCTCATATAGAAAGGGGATCAGTATTCATGACAATGCTTATCCACATCAAAATAATAAGTTCATTGCCAATATAGACATTGAAAACTATTTTGGCTCCATTAATAAAACCATGATAAAGAACTGTCTTTTAAGAAATAATATATCTGAGCATATAGTTAATACTATTGCTGGTTTAACAACTCTCTATGGTACTTTACCACAGGGTGCACCTACTAGCCCTAATATATCAAATGCCATATTGTATGAATTCGATGAATTAATGACAAACCAAGCTTTAGTTAGAGACTGTGTATACACTCGATATTCTGACGATATAACCATAAGTGGCGATAATAGACATTTAATAGAAGAGCTTGTCAGCCTCGCAAAAAATAAAATAAACTCCATGGGCTTTACCTTAAATAATGCAAAGTATAGGCTGCTCTCATATAACAACAGACAAGCGGTTACTGGGATTTTAATTAACGGCCCACTAAGGCCACCTAGAGCATATCGCCGAAGAGTTAGAGCAATATTTGACCAAGCAATAAAGTCAAATGATCAAACCTCGTTAACAATTAATGCGTTAAAGGGGCATTTGAATTATTTACAGTCATTCAAAAAATATGGTTTCAGCTTTGAAGAAACTAAATATTCATTAATCATTGAAAAATTAACAAAAAAGTAAAACATCACTATTTATAACGCCATTTTAGGATGGCGTTATTGTATCCACTATGTAAGTTATCGAAGTACTTATTAATTATTTATCCATTGCAATAGCAATCGAACAAACTTATGGAAGATAATTTCTGCAGCTTATGGCTGATTTTTATTTCCCCTCCTCAAAGATTCGTCACGACCTCAAACCTTTTGACACTCCCATGGCCCCGTACGGCGCGGTAATCCGTTCAGGCCATGAAAAATAATAACTTTAATGCTGGCGCGCAATGCTCTCCCCGCCACGCCTGCCCGCTTAAGGGACTGCTTTTAATGCAGGTGCAAAGGTGGCCTCAGGCCGCGCCGCAACTGGCGCAGGCAGGGAGTGCAGGGGCGGGGAAATGCATGCAAAACCATGCACCTTATGGATGCATGGCTTAATTCGGGATAAATGACGGGATTTACAGAGATTTTTTGACGGGCTACTGCGCGGCCAGTCCGGCGCGTCGACGGGCGTAAATCATGTTCTGTACAGGGGTGAATTTTTCACGATTATCATCCCGCGAAGGCGCGTCAGGCCTGTATCCGATGGCCGTTAAAATGTCGTTATCCTGTGCAGAATAATTAATTTCATTTTCTGCGGTCAGCCAGACGGAAAGAGCTTCTCTCAGGTAAGTGACTGAACGGTCAAGCGCGCGGTTTTTTATCATCGCGGGCTGGTTTTTTATCTCCATCAGCTCCGGTGCCAGAGCGGCGGCCAGCTCTGCGCCGTTCTGCTGCATAAAATCATGCAGCCGGTTACGGATGCTGATGCGCTGCACCTCCTCATGCGAGAAGATGTAGCGACCGGCGGCCTGATTAACCTCCCATTTTTTTACGTCAATCAGGTCACGCAGCGTCTGTAATCTGCGGGAACCTGATGCGTTGTCATCCAGCAATAATTCCTGATATTCATGCACTGCGGCGGCCAGTTCGGTTTTACGGTTCAGCCACGCGGTTTTGTTCGTCTGACAGGCTTCATAGGCCTGCTGTAAGGTCAGAGTGGTCACGGGTTGTCTCTTCTGATTAATGGCGGAACGGCGAGCTGTAGCAGCCTTTTACCCGACGGGGTGCTGCGGGTATTGTCGGCACCGGCGCGGGTTTCTCATCGACGACCGGCGAACGTATCACTTCAAAGATGGACTCATGCGTTTTGAATGTCGCCGAGCAGTGCACATTCTGGCACTGCAGGTAACTCTCTTTGACGCTCTCGGACATATAGCGGCTGGTGCGAACGTGTGCCGCCGTGCGGCAGAAAGGGCAGCGCATCATGACAGTAACCCCCGTGCTTTCAGGTCGGCTTCACGTTCCCGCATTTTTTCCTGCCAGACTTTCCGCTGAACGGGCGTGGCCGCAACGTCATGCTCCATATGTGGCAGCGTGGAGGCCGACAGCCCTGTTTTAAACAGCACCGGTTCATCGGTCAGACGGATATTGCAGCCTTTCACCGCCTGCTCAAGCCGGTCTTTCACCTGCTGCATCACAACCTTTTCCGGTTCGGTATATCCCTGATGGCCTGTGGTATTGGCTAGCGGGTTATTCAGAACCAGTATGTTGAGTTTCATTGCCCTGACCAGCGCGCTACAGGTGTCACGCAGGGCAACATCAAGCTCATGCTCTGCATACTGGCTGAGGACGCTGTGATGTGCCTGACGATACGCTCTGGCCGTCCGGTCACACGCTCCTTTAAGGCTGTCCAGCTCAAAAGACAGAACCTCAGCCATATTGTCACATTCCTGCGCCAGTTCCCGCCGTGCCACGCGCGCCAGATGGCGTTGTTTCAGCTCGTCGGTAACGACAGCACCACCGGCACGAAAGGCGGCGCGCCATGCGCCGGAATCATTGTCATTTTCCTGCTCCAGTTCCTTTTTTTGTGCTTTCACCTGGCTGATGGCCGCCGTGGTTTCATCCATGCGTCGGGCACTGGTGAGATGCGCTTCTCTGGCCGTCTCAAGACGTTCCATTGCGGGTTTAAGGTAGTCGGGAATAACAGCGGTATGAGTCATGTCGGGTCTCCTCTTCGTTTCAACCTGAGGAGATTCTGCCGCGCCAGACACAACAACACGATTCATTGCCGTTGTGGCAAAAATGGCACAAACAGACCTTAAAACCCGGCTGGCCAGAGAAAGGTCTCAGGAAAACCTTACTCACTGTTTGTTTTTTTACTTATAACTATTCACTACTGTTCACTGAAAAGAAAAAGATAAGTAATACAGTAAGATAAATGGTGAACAGTTGAGGGTGTAACTGTTCACCGACTGTTCACTACTGTTCACCTTTCTGATTTTGACTGACCAGCTTGCTTAGACTTTATTTCGATTAAAAAATGAAAATATATATATAAAAGTAATCAGGAATGGGCCACCGGTTTGCCAACGTTTACCAAAAAACGGCCAACGTTTGCCACTGTATAAAAATTGTTCTGTTGTGTGGTGAAGCACTACAAAATGACTTGTTGCCCTGCGTAAAAATATTCACAAAATAGAGAGCTACCCGAAGTCGGACGGACACGACCGGCACTGTATGGACTTTGTGAGGTAGCCCGATGCACACCGCTTTTTCTTCCCCGTCTTCTGCCCCTGCCGCGCCGCTGATGCCGGTCTCTGACGCCGTTCATGAGCGTTTTATTTGTCTGCCTGAAGTGATGCATTTATGCGGCCTGTCCCGCTCGACCATTTATGACCTCATCAGCCGGGAGGCATTCCCGAAACAAATCTCCCTCGGCGGTAAAAACGTGGCGTGGGCGCACTCAGAAATCACGGCATGGATGACTGACCGCATTGCCGAACGTAACCGGGGTTATGACGCATGATGATGACCATTCAGCAAACAGCCCCTTTTTCTGGCTTGCTTCCCTTCGCCGTTTCCAGGTATAGTTTTATCGCTGTCGCAAAATCGGCAGCCGGGCGTAGGAACCCGTGTAATTCACAGGCGACAACAGACGCGCCATGCGTCTTTTTTTACGTCGTTGCTCAGGCACACCCATTTTTCGGGCTGTGGTGCTTATCCCATAGCCCCTGTCAGATAATGGTGGTCCGGGCGGGGCAGCCTTCGGGCTGGCCGGTATTCTGTGAAGCCGGTATTCCTACCCCCGTTCGGGTCACCACCCATGAGCGTAGGAACTCCGGTGGTGGCAATAACCGCTATTCACAGGAGGTTGCCCTTATGGCTACGACCCTCACCCCGTCACACCCGCAGTTTGTTTTTGTGTTTGCCGCCGTTCGTCGCGCCGACCGTAAACTCCGCATCTGTATGCTTCGTACCGTTGCCGGTGATGAACACGCCGCACGTCTTTCCCTCGTTCGCGATTACGTCCTCTCGTTTGCTGGCCGTCTGCCGGTTGCGGAGGTGCGCGCATGAGACACTCCACCATTACCGCCCGAGACCTCGAATGTCTGGAGCATATGCGCAACGTCGGCCAGCTCGTCGGCGACCTGATGCAGGTGCAGGACTGCGCGACCGTTAGGCGTGATCCTGCGCAGCAGTTACAGCTCACCTCCGTGATTTACCTTATGACCGTCCAGCTAGACAGCGTGGTCGAGCGCTGCAATCAGCACTGGCTGACCGGGGAGGGTAATGTATGAAAAAGCCATTACCACCCGTATTACGCGCCGCGCTGTATCGTCGCGCCGTGGCCTGTGCATGGCTGACCCTGTGCGAACGTCAGCACCGCTATCCGCAACTCACCCTCGATGCACTCGAAAGCGCCATTGCCGCCGAGCTGGAGGGCTTCTACCTGCGCCAGCATGGCGAGGAAAAAGGCCGTCAGATTGCCTGTGCACTGCTGGAAGATTTAATGGAAGCCGGACCACTCATGGCCGCGCCGTCGCTGTCATTTCTCGGGCTCGCCGTAATGGATGAGCTTTGCGCCCGTCATATCACGTCGCCGGTACTGCACTGAGGGAGAAAACAACGATGAAAATGAACGTAACGGAAACCGTAAAACAGGCGTGCGGCCACTGGCCGCACATTCTCCCTGCGCTGGGGGTGAAGGTGATTAAAAACCGCCATCAGTCCTGCCCGGTGTGTGGCGGCTCTGACCGTTTCCGCTTTGACGATAAAGAGGGGCGCGGGACGTGGTTCTGCAATCAGTGCGGCGCGGGTGACGGGCTTAAGCTGGTAGAGAAAGTGTTTGGCGTGACTCCGTCAGAGGCTGCCGGGAAGGTGAACGCCGTGACCGGCAACCTGCCGCCGGTTGCCCCGGAAATGATTGCGGCCGCAGAGGCTGAAACTGAGGCCGACCGCAAAGCCGCCGCCGCGCTGGCCGTAAAACTGATGGAGAAAGCCCGACCGGCCACCGGCAATGCCTACCTCACCCGCAAGGGCTTCCGCGACCGGGAATGTCTGACGCTCACCGTCATGCATAAAACCGGCGGCGTGACGTTCCGCGCCGGTGATGTGGTTGTCCCGCTGTATGACGATACCGGCGCACTGGTTAACCTTCAGCTTATCAATGTTGACAGTCTCAAACGCACCCTGAAAGGCGGTCAGGTCAAAGGGGCATGTCATGTCATCGAAGGGAAAAAACAGGCCGGAAAACGCCTGTGGATTGCAGAGGGGTATGCGACCGCACTCACCGTCCATCACCTGACCGGGGAAACCGTCATGGTGGCGCTGTCCTCCGTGAACCTCCTTTCTCTGGCGAGCCTTGCCCGACAAAAACACCCGGCCAGTCAGATTGTGCTCGCTGCCGACCGTGACCTTAACGGCGAGGGCCAGAGTAAAGCCGCTGTGGCCGCAGGAGCCTGCGAGGGCATTGTCGCCCTGCCGCCGGTGTTCGGTGACTGGAATGATGCGTTTATGCAGCACGGCGAAGAGGCAACGCGGAAAGCGATTTATGACGCCATCCGGCCACCGGCTGACAGTCCTTTCACTACCATGAGCGAAGCGGAATTTACCGCCATGAGCACCAGTGAAAAGGCAATGCGGGTGCATGAACATTACGGCGAAGCGCTGGCCGTGGATGCGAACGGCCAGCTCCTGTCCCGCTATGAGGCCGGTATATGGAAAATCATTCCGCCGTCGGATTTTGCCCGCGACGTGGCTGGGTTATTTCAGCGTCTGCGCGCACCGTTCTCGTCGGGGAAAATTGCCTCAGTGGTGGAGACCCTGAAACTGATTATTCCGCAGCAGGACGCCCCTGCACGCCGTCTGATTGGCTTTCGCAACGGCGTACTCGATACCGCCACCGGTATATTCAGCCCGCACCATAAATCACACTGGCTGCGCACACTCTGTGATGTTGATTTTACCCCGCCGGTGGAGGGTGAAACGCTGGAAACCCATGCACCGGATTTCTGGCGCTGGCTCGACCGTGCCGCCGGTGGCCGACCGGAAAAACGCGACGTGATACTTGCCGCGCTGTTTATGGTGCTGGCGAACCGCTACGACTGGCAGCTCTTTCTTGAGGTAACCGGGCCGGGTGGCAGCGGGAAAAGTATTCTGGCCGAAATTGCGACCATGCTTGCCGGGGAAGATAACGCCACATCGGCCACCATCGAAACGCTGGAATCACCGCGCGAACGTGCTGCGCTGATTGGTTTCTCGCTGATCCGTCTTCCTGACCAGGAAAAGTGGAGCGGTGACGGGGCAGGACTCAAGGCTATCACCGGCGGCGATGCGGTCTCCGTTGACCCGAAATACAAGGATGCGTACTCCACCCATATTCCGGCGGTGATTCTGGCCGTGAACAATAACCCGATGCGATTTACCGACCGCAGCGGCGGTGTTTCCCGTCGCCGGGTGATCCTGCATTTCCCGGAACAGATTGCCCCGGAGGAACGCGACCCGCAGCTTAAGAACAAAATCGCCCGTGAGCTGGCCGTGATTGTGCGCCATCTTATGCAGAGGTTCAGCGACCCGATGACCGCCCGCGCACTGCTCCAGTCACAGCAGAACTCCGACGAGGCGCTCAGTATTAAACGTGATGCCGACCCGACATTTGATTTTTGTGGTTACCTTGAAGCACTGCCGGAGCCTGAGGGTATGTATATTGGCAATGCAAACATCATTCCGCGTCAGCCGCGCCTGTATCTGTATCATGCCTATCTGGCGTATATGGAAGCCCACGGCTACAGGAATACCCTGAGCCTGACTATGTTCGGTAAGGGGTTGCCAGCCATGCTGAAAGAGTACGGGCTAAATTATGAGAAGCGCCGAAAAAATCAGGGCATACAAACCAATCTCACGCTAAGAGAGGAAAGCAACGCCGACTGGCTGCCGAAATGTGATGACCCCATAACGAAATAACCTGACCTGACCGGCAATCGCCGGTCTTTTTTTACCTGCAAAACGGCAAAAGTGAACAGTAAAGTGTTCACTGTTCACCAACCATTCACCGTGTAACATAATGATTTCAATAAACAAAAATACACAGTGAACAGTGTGAACAGTTTTTCTAAAAAAAAGTTTTTTTATGAGATCTGTCACTGGTGACTTATCAATAGATAGTTTGTCAGTCCAATAAATGTGTATAGAGATGTGTATAAAAAATAGAATGTAAATATTAAAATCTTAATAAATACATTATGTTAAACTTCATATCGAACTCCTGTGATCTTCCGCCACTTAAGTTCAA